GGGTTTTTAATTGCCATAGGTACTCCGCAAGGACACAATGCCTTTTGGACTTTATACGATCACGCTAATCATCAAGACGATTGGTACGCAGAAACATTTAGAGCTTCCGAGACAAACATTATTTCCGAGTTAGAATTGAACGAGGCAAAAGCCTTAATGCCACCTGAAATATACGAGGCAGAATTTGAATGTAGCTTCGACTCCTCCGCCATAGGCTCGATCTATGCAAGAGGATTAAATAAAGCGGATGATGATAAAAGAATTACAAAAGTACCTTACGATGAAAGTATGAAGGTTAATACCTTTTGGGATTTAGGAATGGCAGATAAAACCGCTATATGGTTTGTCCAACAAAAGGGTAGTGCTTTTCATATTATTGACTACTTGGAAGAGAGTGGCGAGAGTTTAGAATACTACGCCTCTGCTTTGCAAGATAAAGGCTATGTGTATGACACGCATTATCTACCGCATGATGCTAATGTCCGAGAAATTGGAACAGGGGTATCAAGGTTAGAGACTGCACAAAGTTTAGGACTACGAACAGCTATTGTTCCCAAGTTAAGTATAGAAGACGGAATTAATGCAGTACGCATGATTCTTGCTCGTTGTTGGTTTGACCATGAAAAATGTAAAGACGGATTAGACGCACTTCGTCAGTACAGATGGGCTACCACCGATAAAGGAGAAACAAAAAACAAACCCGTACATGATTGGACATCGCATAGTGCAGATGCCTTTCGGTACTTTGCAGTAGGAAAAAATCAATCAAGTGAGTGGAGTACAGAAATCGAGTACCCACATTTAGGAATTATTTAATGGCAAAATTATCAAAAACAAAATTATTGACGTTAATCTCACAGGAAGTACAAAACTCTTTAGGGTTTTACTCAAGTGAATTAGCCGAACAACGCAAAGACGCAATCAAGTATTACTTAGGCGAGCCTATTGGTAATGAGACAGAAGGTCGATCTAGTGTTGTTAGTCAAGATTTATTAGAAGTTGTAGAGGCAATCCTCCCAAGCCTTATGCGAATGTTTACACAACAAGACAAAGTAGTAAACTTTGAAGCCACCCAACCGCAAGACGTTCCTTACGCAGAACAAATTTCTGATTACTGCAACCATATATTTACGAAAGATAATAATGGTTTTAACATTTTGCATAGTATGTTCAAAACAGCACTACTGCAAAAAAATGGTTTTTGTAAAGTCTATTGGAAAACGTCTAAAGAACAGAAAAAAGAAAGTTATAAAAACTTAACAGAAGCAGAATACCAAGCACTACAAATAGATAATGAAGTAGAAATTATTGGTGTTGATAGTCGAGAAGAGGATATGATGGGGATGCCTCAAACATTGTATGATGTTGATGTTAAAAGAGTACAAGATTATTCCCGAGTACAAATAGACCCTGTACCACCAGAAGAAGTATTAGTTAGTAAGAGAGCTACTTCATTACAAGATTGTGATTTTATTGCACAGCGAGTAATGAAAACAGTATCTGAACTAATCGACATGGGTTACGATAGAAAACAAGTAGAAAGTTTACCAACTACCGAAGAACAAATTTATAACACCGAAGCAATCGTCAGACGTAGCTACGATGATGAAACAACTGACATGGATGTTAGCATGGTTGACCCTGCTCTTCGTGTAGTGCAAATTACCGAGTGCTACATGAAAGTTGACATGGATGGCGATGGTATTGCCGAGCTTAGAAAAATTACTGTTGGTGGTAGTGGGTATAACAATTACGTTATTTTAGAAAACGAAGAAATACCACTTATTCCTTTTGCGATGGTATGTGCTATTCCAATGCCTTTCCGTTTCTTTGGTTTATCTTTTTATGATTTACTTGCTGACTTACAGTTAGTAAAAACAACTATCCTTAGAAATACATTAGACAATATGTATTTTCAAAACAACGCAAGAACGATTGTAGTTGATGGTCAAGCAAACTTAGATGATCTACTAACCAGTAGAGCAGGTGGTATTGTGAGAGTTAAATCTCCAAATGCAGTAACACCACTTCAAACACCTAACTTCTTAAATGATGGTTTAGCGATGTTAGGCAAAATAGAAGAATTAAAAGAACAACGATCTGGTGTACCAAAACAACATTTAGGATTAAACCCAGACACCATTAATAAATCACATACAACAGCAACATCAACTAATCAGATGATGCAAGCCTCTACGCAACGTATTGAGTTAATAGCGAGAAACTTTGCCGAAGGAGTAAAAGATATATTTAAAAATATTTTAGCGATTGTTTGCGAGTATCAAGATCAAGAACGTATCATTCGTCTTCGTGGTAACTTTGTACCAATGAATCCAAGAGAATGGACAACACGATACGATGCAACAGTACAAGTAGGATTAGGAACAGGTAATCAAGATCAACGCCTTCAAGTATTACAACAGGTACTTAACGTACAAGAAAAATTAATACAGGCAGGCGGAATGGGTACATTAGTGACTCCACAAAATGTCTACAATACATTACAGAAATTTTTAGAAAATGCAGGATATAAGGATGCGAGTCAGTTTTTCGTAAACCCTGCTACTGTACCCCCACAACCACCTAAACAAGAAAAACCCGACCCTGCAATTCAATTAGCGGCACAACAAATTGAAATGCAAAAACAAAAAGCAATGGCAGACATAGACATTAAAAATAAAAAATTACAATTAGATGAACAAAAACTAGCGGCTCAATTAATTAAAGATCAAAATATTGAGAACATCGAAAAAGAAAAACTAGCATCTAAAATAATTGAACAAGGATTAAATTAATGACACCTTTTATGCAAGGAACAGAGGCACAAAGTATTATTGATAATTACTTAACCAACCCTACGCCTAAACAAAACACAGGTGTATTTCGTAATCCTTTATTTGATTTACGAACAGAACAAGGTTTGCCTGCTGATGCGTTATATCCAAATCCACAAATAGATTTTTCCGCAGAAGATACACCAACTGACCCTTGCCCAGAAGGGTATATGTTAGTTGATGGTGTATGCCAACCCATAGAACAATTCGGTCAGTCATCATACCAAGAAAATGATGACAGAGAAGACCCAGAAGAACGACCATATATGTCTATTGAAGATATGAAAAATGCAAGTGATGAAGATTTTTTAAATTACATGACAAGTGGTTTTTTAAAAAATAGCCCTCTTGGTTATCTTCCAAGTAAAGGCACAGAAGTTACAATGAGTAATATGTTTATGCCTTCACAGTTTCAATTACTGTTTGGTAAACAAAATGAAATGCGTAAAAATTTTATTAAAGATGAATTAACAAGAAGAGGTTATTTTACAGGTAACTTTGATAAAAATAAAAATCCTCTTTTTGATATTGGCAGTAAAAATGTCAATACAAACACAGGTGGTATAGAAAGTTTACTTCCACAAAATGTTCAAGGACAACCTGTGACTGATGTATTCGGAGACACTTATCAGCAAGTAGCAAATGATGGACAAGGTAATACAGGTTATACTTTTACCTCTGGTACACCATTACCAACTGTTTCACAGCAAACGCAAACTGGCGTTGACTATGGAACAGGTAGAGGTGGTACATCGGCACAACAAAGGCAAATGGATATTCAAGATACAAGAAAACCGCCTAGTAGTGCGGCTGAATCTTTTAGAAGATACGGAAGATAATGGAAAAAGAAAAAGAAATACAAAAAGGAAATAGAGCCAAACAAATATTAGAAGATGAAATATTTGCAGAGGCAGTAAAAAAAGTTTCAGACGAGTTAGACCTAGAATGGATTAATTCGCCTGTAAGAGACACGGAAGGGCGAGAAAAAATTTACATGATGAAAAAAATGTTAAATGTCCTTTTGGTGCAACTACGATCTGTTATGGAAACAGGTAAACTAGCATCCAAACAGATCAATCAATAATCTAAATAAGGAGTTACAATGGCAGACACGCCTCAAGAGGAATCTGCTGTTTCAAAACCAACCTATACAACAGATGAAACAGCAAAGGCTTTCGCTACCCTTTTAAATAACGAGACTGCAAGGAACGAAGAGCCTACAACGGAAGTATCAGAAAGTAAGGAAAGTGATCTTGAACAAGACACCACCGAACTTACGTCAGACGATATAGACGTCAACGACATAGTAGATAACGAAGAAACTATTTCAAACAGCGAAGAGACACTTTACGAAATTACTGTCAACGGACAGAAACAACAAGTTACCCTCGATGAGCTTATGAAAGGTTACTCTAGGGAATCAGACTATACCAAAAAAACAATGGAGCTAGGAGACAAGCGAAGAGAAATAGAAACTTTGCAAGGTGACTTAGCGAAAGAGTTAGAAGCAGTCAAAAATTCTAAAAGTCAATATGCACAACAACTAGATGATCTAACACAACAGTTAGGCACTAAGGAACAAAATATAGACTGGGAAACTTTATATCAAGATGACCCTGCGGAGTATGTTCGCAAAAAAGCAGAGTCCGATAGACGTAAAGAAATGTTGCAACAAGCACAAGTTGAAAAGCAACGTCTTCAAGAAGAACAACGAGCAGAGCAAGAGAAAGTATATAGCGATTACATTGCAAAAGAACGTCAAATCTTAGAAGAAAAATTACCAATCTATAAGAATAAAGAAAAGAGAGAAGCATTTGTTAAAAACTTAACAAATTTTGCTAAAGAGAATGGTTATACTGACCAAGAAATTGCAATGATGGTAGATCATCGTGCAGTTATGTTGTTAGCTAACGCTTACAAATACGATCAGTTAAAGAAAACTAAACTCTCTGGTAAAAAAGTAAATACTCCTCCTAGAATTGTTCGACCTAATGCGTCTAATGTGACGGAAGCATCTAATGATAAACAACGTATTGATCGCAGAATGACTAAACTGAAAAAATCTGGATCACTTCGTGACGCACAATCGGTGTTGAAAGAAATGATGCAAAACGAATAGGAGTTAAAAATGGCTGTACCTACAAATACAGTAGAAACTTTTGATCGTGTTGGTATAAGAGAAGACTTAGCTGATGTTATTTACAATATAGCACCAACTGAAACACCTTTCATATCAAATGCGGCATCAGGTTCAGCGGCTCAAACTTTACATGAGTGGCAAACAGACGGATTAGCAAATGCGGCGGCAAATGCTCAAAAAGAAGGCGATGACTACGCACTAGGTAGCAGAGCGGCAACAGTAAGACTAAATAACTACACACAAATCTCAGCTAAAACTGTAGGTGTGTCTGGCTCTGACCAAGCGGTAACAAACGCAGGTCGAGGAGACGAACTTGCATATCAATTAGCAAAACTTGGTAAAGAGTTAAAAAGAGATATGGAGTTTGCAAACATCGGTGTAGAAAATGCAAAAGCGGCAGGTTCATCTGGTACTGCTAGAGAATCAGCATCAGTTGGTACTTGGTATGGTGGAAACATCGCAGGTACTGCTTCAAGTGCAGGAAACTTTTCTACTAATGGTTCTCCAAGTGCAAGCCCTGCAGGTACGGGTGCAACTGCAATCGCAGGTGGTACTAACAGAACTTTCACAGAAGCATTGTTAAAAGCAGGTTTAAAAAAATGTTACGAGCTAGGTGGAAACCCAGACGTAGTATTAATGTCTGCTTCACATAAACAATTAGCATCTGCATTTTCTGGTGTAGCAACACTTTACAAAAACGCTGATGACAAAACTGTTATTGGTGCAGTAGATGTGTATGTGTCTGACTTTGGCGAAGTAAGTTTCGTACCAGACAGACATCAACAAGCTAACAGAGTTGATATTTTGGAAATGGATAAGTGGGAAGTATCTTACCTAAGACCATTCCAAACAAAAGACTTAGCATCAAGCGGAGACAACGATAAGAAACTACTCTTAACAGAGTGGACTCTTACTGCAAGATCGCCAAATGCTAACTACGGAATATTTAACTTAACTGCATAATTGTAGTCATAGGATAAGGAGGGGGTTTACCCCTCCTATTTAATTTTAACATGAGGATATAACAATGCGTGGAATGAAAAAAAGAGCAAAAAAGAAAATGAAAAAATCTCCTGTATTTAACGAAGATACAAAGAAAAAAGTTAAAAAGAAAAAGAAAAAGTAATGAGTAAAAAAATCTGGCTTGATGAACATACAAGTAAGAATGTCATTAAAACTAAAATGCACATTGACGAAAGTGAAAACAAATATCACTTTGAAGATGTGCAAGACATTCAACCAATATTAGAACGTAACAAGTTTGAAGCAAAAAATGACTTGTATAAGGTTCGAGGTATGCAAGATGCAAAAATGTATAAAGTTGCATCTATTCCTTTGATTGTAATTCAACAGCTAGCACAAAAAGGCATCATGTCTAATGCAGGTCGCATTATAGACAAAGATCGTTTTAAAAAATGGTTAAACGACCCAGAGAACAGACACTTTAGAGTTTATCAAGGAAATGTATAATGGCAATAGACACTTACGCAAATTTAAAAACAACGATAGCAAATTATCTTAATCGTGATGATTTAACTGCGTACATTCCCGATTTTATTTCTTTAACAGAAAAAAGATTAAATAGAGAATTGCGTGTTAGAGAAATGGTTAATACTGATACCAGTACAACAACTGTTTCTGGTACACAGAATTATAATTTACCAACTGGTTTTATTGAAGCAATAAGTGTTATTTTTCAAAGTGACCCATTTACAACTTTATCTTATATTAGTAATCACGACTTTTATCGTAGTTATAATTCTAGTGTTACATCTGGTACACCAACGTTCTTTACGATTGTTGGCGATAAAATAAAATTAGGTGTAGCTCCCGATCAAGCAGTTACATTACAAATTGATTTTTATAAAAATGTTACCGCTTTAACAGATAGTAATACAACAAACGATATACTGACTAACTACCCAGAATTATATTTATATGGTTCTTTAGCAGAGTCATCGCCATTTCTAATGCAAGATGAAAGATTACAAACTTGGGCTAGTCTGTATAAAGAAGCAGTAAGCAAAGCAAACGAGTCATCATCTAAAGGGTCTTCGTCAACACCATTATTAATGTCTGCAAGATCGGTGGTCTAAATGATTAAGTTTGGCGATTTGCAAGCTGATCTACCTACGTTTCAAAACACAGGTGCGATTAAAGTAGATAATGTTATTCCTTTAAAAGATGGATACAAAAGTTTATCGGGTTTTCAAGCATTGAGTTCAACAGGATTATCTAATCCTGCTGTTGGTTTATTTACGTCTTTTTCAAGTGGTGGTTCAACAAACTATGCAGGCGATAGAACAAAATTATATCAAATGGATAGTAGTCTTGTCTTTCAAGATAAATCAAAGTCTGGTGGATATAACAATTCTACTACAGAAAACGAAAGAGACTTTTGGGCATTTACACAGTTTGGTAGTAACATTATTGCAACTAACCACGCAGACAATATACAAAAGTTTGAAGAAGGTGTTGATAGTGCATTTAGTGATCTTGTATCATTAAAAGCTAAATACATTGCTGTTATAAGAGATTTTGTTGTTGCAGGATATACAACAGAGTCATCAACAGCATATAACCAACGAGTAAAGTGGTCTGGGATTAATAATAGTTCACAATGGACACCAAGCCAATCAACACAGTCTGGTTTTCAAGACATTGTAGGTTCACATGGTAATTTACAAGCAGTTGTTGGTGGAGAAAGTTTTGGTATTATATTTTTCGAAAGAGCAATATACCGAATGGATTACGTTGGTACTCCGTTAGTATTTCAGTTTTCTAAAATAGCAGACAATGTAGGAGCATTTTCTCCTAAGAGTGTTGCCTCTTTTGGTAATATGATTTTCTTTCTATCGCAAGATGGATTTTATAAATTAACAGGTGGACAACAGTTAACACCAATAGGAAATGGTCGTATAGATAATTTCTTTTTTGATGATCTATCATCGAACTTAGATGGTATTTGTTCAGCAGTTGACCCTAACAATAGTGTTGTTGTTTGGTCATACAGAGGTAGTGGTTCAACTGGTACTTCGGACATTAATAACAAACTGTTAATTTATAATTATGCTGTTGATAAATGGAGTACGGGGTCTGGTATGGATTTACAATTTATATCGAGTGCCTCCCAAGAAGCATTTACAACATTAGAAAGTTTAGACGTATTAGGCGATTTAGATAATCTTCCTAAATCTTTAGACTCATACTTTTATAAAGAAGGTATTGTTGGTCTTGCAGGTTTTGATAGTAATAATAAGTTTGGAAAATTTATTGCGACATCATTAAATGCAACTGTTGATACCACCGAGTTTGAAGGAGCAGAGGGAAGACGATCTACGTTAATAAATTGCCGCCCGATTGTTGATGGTACAACTAATACATCAGTCACAGTAACACCTATATCAAGGTCTTCACAGTTAGACACGATAAGTACAGGTAGTTCCGTATCAACAAAAGATAGTGGCGATTGTCCATTACGTTCTACATCACGCTATCATCGTTTACGAGTGTCCGTTAGTGGAAACTTTAATACAATGAGTGGCGTTGATATTGAGGCAAGACCCGAAGGCAAAAGATAATGGCTGACAACCAATTTCCCGTTGTTCCTTTATCCATGCCCGATCATGGTCAGCATTTACGTCTTGTATCAACAAGTTTAAATAATACGATTGAGGGTAAACTAAACTCAACAGGTACAGTTACATTAAGTGCTAGTGCAACATCAACAACATTATCTGATGTTCGTATTGGTGGTAACTCTGTTATTTTATTTACTCCAACAACATCAAACGGAGCTACAGCTAATGCTAACCTTTTTGTGTCAGCAAAAGCAAGTGGTACAGCAACATTAACACACGCTAGTTCATCGAACGCAGATCAGACTTTTGATTATGTTGTTATTGGATGATTACGCAAGTACCTCGAGAAGATATTAACTATGTATGGCAACAAGTAGAGCCATTAATAATTAGAGCTTTAGATGATTCGTACACAGCACGGGATGTGTTGGATGGTATTATTAGAAACAAGTTTCAATTATTTATTAGTTGGGAAAATGACAAAGTGGAAAGTGCCGTTGTTACAGAGGTAGCAGACTATCCACGCAAACGTATCTTACGATATGTCCTCGCAGGAGGAGACAATTTGGATAATTGGCTTGAGCCAATCCAAAACAAAATAGAAGAATTTGCAATTAACAATTATTGCCAAGCTATTGAGGTAGCAGGTCGTAAAGGTTGGTTGCGTAAACTTAAAGGGTTTGAACAAAAAATATACATAATGAGTAAAGAACTATGAGTAAAGGTAGCAATCCAAGTAACGTAACAACAACAACAAGTGCAGAGCCAAGTGAATTTGTACGCCCATATTTATCACAGGCTTTCGATCAAGCACAAAATATGTTTGAGTCTAGTGTACCTAATTATTATCCTAATCAAACGTATGCTGATTTTTCTCCCGAGACAGAAACAGCATTACAATTAGCAACAGCTAGAGCTACGGGAGGTAATCCTCTTCTTGGTTCATCGCAAAATGAAATAAATAATATTTTACAAGGTAACTATCTATCGCCAACATCTAACCCATACTTACAGGGTTTATATAATCAAATGGCAGGCGATGTTACAGCAGGAGTTCAATCACAGTTTTCTAAAGCAGGAAGACTTGGTAGTGCGGCTAATCAAAGTGTTTTAGCAAATGAGTTAGGAGAGCTTGCAAACAAAGTGTACGCACCTAACTACCAAATGGAAAGACAAAACATGATGGCGGCTACACAGTTAGCTCCACAGCTTGCACAGGCTGACTATCAAGACATACAAGCATTAGCAGGTGTTGGACAACAACGAGAGGGTCAAGAAATGGCTCAAATCCAAGACTCAATTAATCGTTTTGATTTTGAACAACAAAAACCATATTACAAACTTCGTGAGTATCTTGGTTCTATTGGTTCTCCTTACGCACAAACAGTTTCACAAACGCAACCTGTCTTTAGAAATCAAGCGGCAGGATTATTAGGAGGAGCAATGCAAGGTTATCAACTTGGTCAAAACTTTGGAATGGGTGGTCTTGGTGCTATAGGTGGCGGACTGCTTGGAGGGTTCTTTTAATGGTACAATCAATTAAAGGTAATCCGTTTTTATCACAAAATAGACCTAATACTTATATTAATCCAAATCAACGAGTTCCAAACTTGTCATCAAATAGACAACCGCAAATTAATCAATTTAATGATAAACCTAGAAATAATACACCGCCAAATTATAGAAACAATTTATTAGAGTACATTCTATCGCCTAAAGGTCAAGGAATGGCTCAAGGTTTATTAGAGGCTAGTGGGTATTCAACTAAACCTGTTTCTTTTGGCGAAGCATTATCAAGAGGTATGGGTCGTTCAACAGAAGCACAACGATACGCAGATCAAAAAGCATTTAGAGATAAACAATACGAAGATACAAAAGCCTTTAGAGATCAACAAACTGCTTTTCAAAACCTTATGGCAGAAAAAACATTTGGTTTAGAAACAGATAAATTTGGTTTATCTGAACGTAAATTTTTATCTGATGAAGAATTAGAACTAAAAAAAATAGGATTAACGGAAGAGCAAATTAAAAATGCTAAACAAAACAACATAGATTTATTAGCTTTTAAAGATAAAAAATTAACATCTGATGAAAAATTAGCTTTGCAAGGATTAGGATTACAAGAAGAATCTATAAATAATTTGGAAAATTATCGAACTAAATCATTAGAGTTCCAAGATAAACAACTTACATCACAAGAAAATATTTCACTTAAAAAACTTGGTATTAGTGAACAGCAATTAAAACTTAATGAGACTAGCATTGATAATGCTTGGAAGTTAGGAATGGAAAATATTGGTTTAAGAGGACAAGAAATTAATAATATAGCTGAATTTAGAAGTAATACACTTGCTTTAGATAAAGATAAATTAGATTTTTCTAAAATGAAATTTGATAAAGATACTGAATTAACATTAAAAAAATTAGGTCTTACTGAAACGCAAATTAATAATGCTGAAAAATATAATTCTGAAAGAATAAGACTAGAAGAAAAAGGTTTAGATATTAAAAAAATTGTAGCAGATGCTAATATGATTAGAGCTAATTCTGTAGACAATAGAACAACTAAACAAAAAGAATTAGATGATTACGCTACATTATTTAATTTAGATAAAAATAGTGATGAGTTTAAAGAGGTTTACAAACAGGTTATGACAAAACCTGCTAATCAAATTACTATATCGAATAAAGCACAAACAGAAAAAGATAAATCAGAAGTAAAAAGAATTGAAAATGATTATACTAAATATGAAAACGCACCTGTAAATAAAGCTCGTATAGAACAAATAGAATCAAGTTTAAATAATTTTAGAACAGGATTTATGGCTAATACAAGAGCTTTAGTAGGTAGTGCGGCAGATTTAATAGGAATTGACTCGGCAACAAATAGCAATTTATTTAACCCATCAGCCGCAGATTCATTTAAAGCCGCATCTTCACAATTACAAAGACAACTAGCAAGCGGATTACAAAACTTGAATATTGAAGAAGTAAAAATGGTTGCTAGAGCTTATCCCAGATTAGTTAATACAGTAGAAGGTAATCAACTTTTAATAGATATTTATAAAGCTGAATATGATTTTCAAGAAAAAATGTTGCAAGCTAATGATCAATATTATTCTGATGATGTAGAAAATGATTTTAAAAATTATTCTAATACTAGAGTAAAATTATTAAAAGAATATCAAGAAAATGTAAGATCAATGGTTAATGAAACAGTAGATTCATTAAATCAATTTGACAATTTAGTTACCAATATGTCTAAAGAAAAACAAACAGGAACAGGTATAGATGTCAATGGAAACAAAGTTGATATTGTTGTTGAACCAACTGATCAGTTTCTTCGTTTACAAGAAGGTATGCCTGTTTTTATAAAACAATCTGGCACAACATATAAAATGTTAGGGGAATAATTATGGTAACTTTAGTACCTCCTGATTCAGATATTCAACAACCACAACAAGATAAATATAGTCCTAACTTTTCTTCTTTAGTTATGGGTACACCAAGCCTAATGACTAATGAAAGTGAAAAAATTAGACAAGATAAATTAAGAAACGAAGAAGCATTAAGATTTTTAGAAGGCGATTTTGTAGAAGGAGAAAATTTAACTGACGCATGGTTTAAGTTTGATTTAGCAGGTAGTAAAACATTAACAGCTAAACAGCAAAAATTTAAAAGAAAATATCCAAATGGTATTCTTACACAATTTACATTACCATCTACTAATGAAACAAAATTAATTTATAAAAAAAATCCTAATGATAAATTTAGATTTTTAGACATAGGTGTTAATTATCCAGAAATAACAAGAGGATTAATTTCTGGAGAAACTATTGGTGGTATTCTTGGTTCACGATTTGGAATTAGTGGAACAGGTGGACTTACTGCTGTCGGTTCTTTAGCAGAAACAGGTGTAGAAAAAATAAGAGGATATGATGTTCCTCCTTTAGCAGATGAATTAAAAGAAGCAGGAGTTGAAGGAGTTATTGCAGGAGGTTTTGATGCGGCAACTAGAGGAGCAATTAAATTTTTTAAAGCATTAAATAATAAAGGTGTAGCGTCAGCTATTGACACATCAAAATTTGCAGACGATATTTCAAAATTTGCTGAAAAAGAAATGTTAGAACCTTTAGCAATAGGACAGGTAGCAAAAAGACCTGTTGTGGGTTCTATATATTCTCAAGTTGGAGGTACTTCTCCAATACCAAAAGACAAAACTATTGGTCAAGTACAATCATTAAAAAAGAATTTTGGAAATATATCAAGTAAATATAATGCTGATGATTTTACAAAAGAAGAATTAAAAACTGTTTTAAAATTACAACAAGATGATTTTTTAAAACAAGTTACTTCAAAATTTAAAACAGGAACATTATCAGAATCATTTGAAAATAGTAATTCAGCATTAAATCGTGGATTACAAAATTGGAAAGAAACAACTCGTAATTTAAGAAACGAAAAATATACAACTGCTATAAACAGTAGTGATGACTTCTCCTTTGATTTGTCTGATTTGCAAAAAACAGCAAATGAAATGCAAAGAGCTATTATTATGAAACAAAAAACACAGTTTCAAAATAAAGTTGTTGGCACAGGTTTAACAGATGAAGGTGTAGAAACAGCTATTACAAAATCACAAAAGTTACCAGATAAATACACAGACGTACAAAACATACCGCAAGAAATACAAAAAGAAATTGATTTAATATTAAGTTTAGACCCGTCAGTTGCTAAGATACAATATAAAGGGCAAACATTTCAACCTTTTGAACAAATGAAAGCATTGCGTACTCGTTTGTTTAATTTGCAACAATCAGATAATAAAAATATAGCAAGGCTATCAAGTGATCTTTATAACTCTTTAAAAGGTGTAATGGATAATCCATTAACAGGAAGTGAAGACGCTTTACAATTATACAAAGAAGCATCACAATATAATTTATATCGAGAAAATGTTTTAAAAGTACCTTTTATAACAAAAGCATTAAAAAATAATAACCCAGAAGATATTGTTAGATTACATTTTAAAAACACACAACCATCCGAAGTAAAATTAATTAAAGAATTAGTAAGTACAAATCAATTTGATACTTTAAAAAATGCTTACGTTTATCAAATGTTAAATGATACAAATTCATTAAACAATTTTGTTAAAAATATACAATTAAACAAAAACACAACTAAACTAATGTTTAATGATGAACAAATTTCAGCATTAGAAAATTTTCAAGAAGCAATGACAAAATTAAACAAATCACAACTTGCAAAATCAATAGAGCAAGATGTTTCTAATTTTGACAGAATGTTATTGTTATCTGATGAGGGATATGAAGTTTTACAAAATACAATGAAATTACAAGGTGGAAAAAACTCTAAGTTTGCTCAATCTGTAAGAGCAGGATTATTTAAAAAAATATTAGATGATGCAACTATACAAGACCCTCAAGGAGGAACAGAGTATTTAGATACTAAAAAAATATATGCAGGTTTAGACAAAATATACAAAAATAAAAATTTAATGGAATTAGTATTTGAAAAGTCAGATGTAAAAAAATTAGAAAATTTTGGTTTATATACAATTTTAGTTAACAAAGGACAAGATGTAGGTGGTCAAATACAAGTAGGAGAATTAGCAAGTAGTTTAGCCAGTCCTTTAAAACCAATAAAGGCTACAAGTGCATACATTAAATTAAAACAAAATGATTTTGTGGCTAAAATTTTATCACAGAATTACAAACCATCTTCACAAAATGCTTACAAAAAAAGTAATTTTTTAAATGCAAACAGACTGAAAGAATTGTCTATTATGGTTAATAGCACAGCACAACAATTAAATGATGAGAAAAAAACAAAAGTATTAATGAATCCAAATTTATTAAATATCGGAGCAATCAATGACAATAAGTAACTTTAGTACAACAGCAAGCAATAATACCAGTATTAATGGTGTTTCTATTGCAGAGGGTATGTCTCCTAGTGACGTTAATAACGCACTTAGAGAATATTCCAAAGATTTAAGGACTGTTTGGAATGACAAAGAATGGTTTTTACTTGGTAGTGGAAATCAAACAGTAACGTACACCAGAGCTTCGGCTACAAGTGTTACGATCAATGCTGATGTGTCTTCTACTTATCATGTTGGTCGTAGAGTTAAAGTTACAGGTACAGCGACAGGCACTTTGTATGGTAAGATTGCTACGTCTTCTTATTCTTCTCCGAATACAACAGTTACTTTTACTTTTGATAGTGGGTCTATAAACTCTGGCGATACAACTGTATCAGTTTATGTTGGTAGTGTATTTAATAACCCTAGTGTTCCTGTAATAGATACAGACGCTATGACAGAGGATAGTGCAATACTTCCTCCTTCACAGCAATCTGTTAAAGCATTTGTCGAGTCTGGTACTGTTACCATGACAAACAAAACATTAACTAGCCCAACATTAACATCCCCTGTTCTTAACACATCATTATCTGGTACAGCATTTAAAGATGAAGATAATATGTCATCTGATAGTGCTACCGCAGTTGCTTCCCAACAAAGTATTAAGGCTTATGTTGACAGTCAAGTTACTGCACAGGATTTAGACATTACAACTGACTCTGGGTCTATTGCGATTGATCTTGATAGTGAGACACTAACAGTTACAGGTGGAACGGGTATTGATTCATCCGCAACAGGAAATACCTTAACTCTAGCTATTGATAGCACAGTAGTCACAGAAAGCTCTACTGACACATTAACAAACAAAACTATTTCTGGTAGCTCTAACACACTATCTAACATTGCTAATTCAAGTCTAACTAATTCATCTATAACTGTTACTGATGGCTCTAACTCTACTGCTACTGCTCTTGGTGGTACAATCACTTATGCGGCAGGCGAAGGTTTAGATGTAGCAGAGTCTAGTGGAACAATTACTTACTCTGGCGAAGATGCAACCACTTCAAATAAAGGTGTAGCATCTTTTGATACAAATAACTTTAGTGTTTCATCTGGAGCAGTTTCTATTAAAACAGCAGGTGTTGGTAATACAGCAGTTGCAACAGGAATTGATGCTACTAAAATTGCAGATGGTTCAGTAACAAATTCTGAATTTCAATATATTGGTGGTTTAACAAGTGATGCACAAACGCAATTAACTGGTAAACTAACTGCAAGTAATAATCTTAGTGATGTTTCTTCTGCATCTACTTCAAGAACAAATTTAGGTTTAGGAACTGTTGCTACACAAGACTCTAACAGTATTGCTATCACAGGTGGCTCTGTTACTGGAATGTCTGCACCTTCATCTGGCAGTGATGTTGCTACAAAAACATATGTAGATGATTTAGTTGCAGGATTAAAAACAAGAATAATTACAAGAGTTGCAACAACAGGTAATGTTGATTTAACAGCCGATTTACAAAATGGCGATACAATAGACGGAATTACATTAGCAACTGGAAATAAGGTGCTTGTAAAATCGCAAACAGATGCAACAGAGAATGGTATTTATGATGTAGTAGCTTCTGGAACAGCAACCAGAAATTCAGACTACGATACTGTTAGTGAACTTGCAGGACAATTAGTAATCGTTCAAGAGGGTACAGCTAACGCAGACGAAATTTATCTTTGCACAACTGATAATTCTGGAACAATAGGTTCGGTTAATATTACTTTTACAATCGTTCAACCTTCAAACGTAGGCACAGTCACAAGTGTTGCTGTGGCAGACGCAGGATCAAGTGAATTTACAGTCACAGGAAGTCCAATTACATCATCTGGCACAATCAACTTGGCAGTTAATTCTATTAACGCAACTAAAATTGGTAGTGGGAATGTTGATAATACAGAACTAGGTTACTTAAACGGAGTGACCTCAAATATACAAACGCAACTAGACAATTCAGCATCATTGGGTGATGCCATTAGTTTTGCAGTTGCATTAGGTAGTTAAGGAGAAAATACATGGCTAATAATTTTTCTGATGCTAGTGTCACAATTTCAAATGCTTCTTTAACCGATATATTTACTGCATCTAATAAGTCTATGGTAATAGCAGGAGTTGTTTCTAATACAGGAACATCAGCCGTAAATATTTCAATTAAGAAGTATGACAATTCAGCAACAGCAACTTTTACAATAATCAAAGATGCACCTCTACCTGTTGGAAGTAGTTTAGAAGTTCCTAAGATCGTTCTAAATACCTCTGATAAGGTACAGGCACAATCAGACAACGCAAGTGGTAATATTGATGTTGTATTACAACTTTTAACAGATGTAGCATAATATGGGATATATTGGATCAAAACCTGCAACTAACTTTGAAACAGTTAGAAAACAGGTATCTACAACGAATAGTGGAACAACTATTACATTAGATTTTGCTGTTTCTAGCGTTCAAGATATATTGGTAACTGTAAATGCAGTTGTTCAAAGTTATGATAATTATAGTGTAAGTGGCACAACACTTACTCTTGGTGGTACTCTTAATAATGATAGAGTAGAGATCCTATATGTAGGCAGAACATTTCAAACTGTTACTCCAGCAATCGGAACAGTTACAAATGATATGCTTTCAGGAAGTATAGCAAACTCTAAACTTTCTAATAGTTCAATCACTCTGAACGGCTCGGCAGTTTCTTTAGGTGGCTCGGCTACTGTAGGTGGAGATAATACTCCTGCATTTTGGGTTGTTAAAAATGCTAATCAATCTATTGCAGGTGATACTACTGTTAAATTAACTTTTGAAACAGAAACTCTTGATAGTGCAAGTAATTTTGCATCAAGTAGATTTACCCCTCAAACTTCTGGTTATTATTGGATTTACGCACAAGCAAGATTTAATTCAAATAGTGACGCAGACCAATGGAAAATAGAAATTCATAAAAACGGAGCTATGGTAAACACAGGTAGTACAGTTACAAGAACACAACAAACAGCACAAGTTGGCTCTTTAGTTCAATTTAATGGCTCTTCTGATTATATTGAATTTTTTGTTTATCACAATCTATCTGGCGAAACTAAAATTGTGGAAAATCAAAGTCAATATACCTATGCACAAGGTTACAAACTAATAGGAGTATAGATGAGTTTATCAAATAAAATAAAAGCATACTTAGATAGAACACCAGACTTTTTAGAAGAAATAAAACTTCAAGATGATGGCGATGGTGTGGTTTATATTAAAGAATGGAACGCAACAGATAAATCTAAACCTACAGACGCACAACTTAACGCATTATCTTCCCAAGCAGAAACTTTAGAAAACAATGCAATCGCTGTAGCTAACAGACAAAAAGAATATGGAAGTATAGCTTCGCAAATAGAATTTATTACAGAAAAAGGATTAGAAGCATGGAAAACAAATGTGCAATCAATCAAAACAAAATATCCAAAGGAGAGTGAATAATGCCTTTTACTTTATTAAAACCGACAGGTATTGATTTAAGTCAAACCTTTGCTTTTACTGGTACTGTTACAGGTGCTAGTAAGATTTTGCAAGTTGTTAGCACAGTTACTACAAACCAATTTTCAACATCAAGTAATACATTGACTGATTGTACCCCAATGACTGTAAATATTACTCCATCTTCAACAAGTTCAAAAGTTTTGGTTTTAGTTAATATGACTGTTGGTGGTAGTGCTGACAATAGAACAGGTATTGCATTACAGCGAGGCTCAACAGATATATTTCAAGGAGTAGATGATTCTAATCGTCAAGGAGTTTCATCTGGTACTCAAGCCGCAGAAGATAATAGTGTATATAATGTTGCTTTTCAGTATCTTGATAGTCCATCAAGTACTTCTGCATTAACATATCATATTCAAGTATCTGCACAAACAAATGGGTCAGAAACAATGTATCTAAATAGAAATGGTACAAATGCTGATAACCAATTTTCTAAAAATTCTGCTTCATCAATTACAGTAATGGAAATAGGAGAATAAAAATGGATAGAGATTTAGCAATTAGAAATACACACCCAACTATTGTAACTATCAATGTATCTGATGGAGGTACTGAAGCGTGGGATAAAAATGGAAATTTAGTTGTATTAAACGAGAGTTTAATCACAGAAGAAATGACTAAAATTCAGTCAGAATATAATTCACAAGAATATTCAAGAAAAAGAAAAGCAGAATATCCAACTATAGAAGATTGTATTCATGCAATTCTTGATGATGATTTAGAAAATCTACAAGCATTAAGACAAGCAGTTAAGGAGAAATATCCAAAATGAGTTACATAGGCAGAGGAATAGACCAAATAGATAATATATCAACTTTAGATAATTTATCTTTTAATGGAAGTTCGGCAACATTTAATCTAACACAAAACTCGGTAGCTTTTGTACCAGTAAGTGCAGACGCATTACAAATTCAAATTGATGGTGTAATCCAATCTAATAACTATACTGTTAGTGGCTCTACTGTTACTTTTGATTTTACTCCTAGTGGTAGTTCAGTATGTAATGGTATTAGACATTTTGGAGTTGGATTATTAACGCAGCCAAGCACAGGCTCAGTAGGAATAAATGAGTTAAGTGCAAGTGGAACGAAAGACGCTACAACTTTCCTTAGAGGTGATAATACTTTTGCTACTGTTTCTGGCACAACAATAAATAACAATGCAGATAACAGAGTTATTACAGGTAGTGGCACAGCAAATACTTTAAATGGCGAAGCTAACTTAACTTATGATGGCTCAACTTTAACTGTTAAGCCTGGCTCAAATGTTCATCAATTAAAATTAGAACAAAACAACGCAACTGATTATTGGAGTTTACACGCA